AAAGGAAAAGAAACAAGCTAAACAAGTTACGCGCTACTTCATTTGCAGCGAGTACACCCCTACTACATTTAGACCTCACTACCATGGTTTGTTTTGGTTTGACAATGAAAAGGCGTACAAGTTTGCCTTTCGGTGTATATACAAGGCTTGGCAGATGTGTGATAAAAGGAATATCGACGTTCAACCTGTCTCAGGTGGAGACGCTTACTCCTATGTATCGAAATATGTTACTGGCAATCTTAATCTGCCAGAAGTTTTACGCGTTAAATCTACCCGCACATTCTTTTTGGCTTCTAAAAACCCAGCTATCGGCTATAAGTCGTATGATGCGGACAAAGTACAAGGAATGTTCAATCGACAGAATATATTCAGACGTGATGTCACAGTTACACGGGACGGCCAACAGTCTTTTGTTTCCGTTGTTCCCCCGTGTGTTGTATCTCGATATTTCCCAAAGTGTTACCGCTATGGCACGTTATCTGATATGGATAAATTACGTGTATATACGCGATTTATCAAGCTTTCAAAAGTCAATGGAGTTGAGAGAGTAGATATTGAAGCTTCCTTGGCATGTTTGGAATGGTATAAAGATAATACGTTGCTTTATTCTAAGCGTTCAGTGAATGAACTCGGAGATACTTATAATTCTGATCAGTCCTGGTTTCATTCTGCTGATGTCAATGCAGCCCGTGCGTGTCTGAATTGGTGCATTAGGTATAATTGTCACCCATTGCATTATATGTGTATGTTGGATTGGTTTTGGAAAGAATATGCGATGTACAATCTTTATCAGCAGTATCATTTTATGGATAAGCTTTCGCGGACTTTAGTTTGGAAAGGTGATGAATTCTATAAAGAGAATTGCGATGTCAAGTTGTTTGATGTACAGATGTGTATTGACCCTGTTTTTTTACGCGAATTGCCTTTATATCTTGATGATGCAGTTTTGGATGCTGATATTTGTTCAGTTGTCGAGAGTTACGGCATGGATATATCTTCTTTTTATGATATACACGGTATGTTGTCAGAGGATGTCGTGCGTCAATTCTATGAGTATAATATGAAGCATTTTACGGATTATCGAAGTCGTGCTTATGATAATTTGAAGCTTGCCAACAAGTCAAAGGAAGCTAATAGTGATGTTATTGATTATCTTATTTAGTGTTTAACTTAATATTTTTATTATGCAAAAGGTTCCTAATATTGAAGTGAGTCCTGCAAAGCGACCGCGTAATGGTTTTGATCGTAGTGAAACGCATTTGTATACGCAGCCAGCTGGTATGCTTTTGCCTGTTTTTCAAATGTTTCTCAATCCTCATGATCATGTGAGTATTGATACAACGAGTATTGTTCAGGCGCAGACCTTACAAGGTCGTCCGTTTCTTGGTATGAAGCAGAATTTTGCTTTTTATTTTGTTCCTGCCCGTTTGATGTGCAGTTATTCAAAGGCGTTTTTTAGTGGTGTTAATCCTAAGAATACTCTTGTAAGTAGTTCTTTGGCCTTTGACAGTGTAGGAGGTTCTAAGTTGAAAACACCTACTTTCAAGCCTTATCAGGTGTTTGCTCGTTTTGCTGGTGTTCCTGATGCGGACGGTCATAGTTATGATAATGCCGAATTTGGTGGTTCTGCTTCTAATCCTAAAGGTAGTGGTGATGGTAATTTACATTTTCATCAGGGTGGTTTTTTTGGTGGTTTTCGCCGTGGTACGGGTTCTGATGTCGGTACTCGTGCTCCATTAGCGAGTGATGTTCCGTCTGGTACGTTTGAGGATAAGGATATCAAAAAACCTTTTGGTGAGATATTGGCAAAGTCTCCTGGGATAACCGATATTTTTGGTTATGATATTCTTAATTCTTATATCCGTTTCAGTGATATGATGAAATACGGTGCTATGCCTTTTATAGGTGGTAACGTCAATGTCAATTCTGTTACTAAGGATATGATGAACTATGAAGCTAATTTATATTATTGGCTTGCTTATCAGAAGATTTATCAGGACCATTTTTTAGACACGAATTATGAGCAGGTTAACCCTCGCAGTTATAACGTTGATGATTTGTACGATAAAGCTACGAATTCGTTTGTTTTTGATTTCTTCCCTGATAAGGCGCATGCTGACCGTGCACTTGATATTTTCTCACCTCGTTATATCAAGTACAGTAAGGATTTGTTGAGCAATATCCATCCGTCACCGTTGTTCATTGATGATGTTTCCAACACGATAAAGGTATTCCAAGGTTCTGTTCCCAATGTTGGCTCTCCTGCTAATTCTGTTGGTCAGATGTATAATGCTCGTGGTTCTTCTGATACTTTTTCGTATTTGCAGTGGGATAACCAGCCTAATACTTCTACGATTTTGTCTGCTGCCCAATTGCGTAATGTTATGGCGCTTGACAGAATGGCCCAGATAACAAGTCGTGCACCTAAGACATATAAAGGTCAGATGTTGGCCCATTATGGTGTCAATGTTTCGGATGATCTTACACAAAGTTTTTATGTTGGTGGTTTTCAGAAAGCGCTTGAAGTCAGTCCCGTTATTGCTACTGCTGACGGTAAGGCTGATGATAGTTCTACTAATTTTGGTCAGCAAGGCAGTTATATTGATAGTGGTCAGTCTGGACATGTCAATTTCAATGCAAAGGAACATGGTGTTTTGATGTGTATTTCTTGGTTCTCTCCGTCGGTACTTTATGATGCAGACGGTATCGATGCTTTCAACGTCAAGTTTGCCCGTGAGGATTATTTTGTGCCGGAGACTGAAAATTTAGGTATGCAGCCTGTTGAGTTTTCTCGTTTGCTTCCTCCTTGGATTAAGTTTTCGCAATATCGTCTTCCAGATCTTACTGGTAAGGTTCAGGCTTATTATGATCAGCATAAAGATGAGATTTATAAGAATTATCAGGGTGTTGTTGGTAGTCATTCAGGTTCTTTGTCTGTTGGTCAGGCTCTTGGACGTTCAAATGCGCAGTTTGATGTTAATAAGGTGTATGGTTGGCAGCCTCGTTATCATGAGTTCAAAGTTGGTGCTGATTATATTCACGGAGAGTTCAAGACAGGACGCAGTATGCAGATTTTGAGTGTTCATCGTCCTACGTATTTTAATGCGGAGTTGGGTTTGAATTTGCGCTCGTATTTCCATAATAATGCTTTGGTTCCTGGTATTTCTTCTAAGGAATACAGAGGAGTTCCTGTCAGCTTTTTGTTTGTAGATCCTGCTGTTACGAATGAAGTTGTTGAGGTAAATTATGATGGTACGGAGAAAACAGACCCGTTCCGTATTTCGACCCGTTTTTCTGTGCAATATATTACAGATATGTCTGTTGCAGGCATGCCACGTGTTTAATTGTTAATTTTTTGATTATGAAGAATTGTTATTTTAATCGTGTTGCTGTTGATGATGCGAACTCTTTTGTTCCTGATATGTCTACCGTTGTTACGGTTGATGTTGAAAGTACGGAATTGTTTGAGAAGTTGAACCCTGTGTTGTCAAATGGTCATCGTTCTAATCTGATAACTCGCTTGTTGGATAAGAATGTACCTCGTGAAGTAGCTGATGTTATTTCGCAGTTGGTATCTACTGTTCCTCATGACAGTTCTAATAAAGGTTGGACTGATGATCAGATCAAGCAGACGATTGTTTCTCGAGGTTATGAGAATGAAATTGAGTTGGACGTTGTCCGTAAGGAGTTGGACGCTGTTCTTGGTGATATGTTCCCTGATCAGCCAGCGCCTACAGCTCCAGCGCCTACAGAGCCAGCGCCTATAGAACCTAAAAATGAATAGTTATGAAGTGTTTTAGATTAATTAGGGGAGATACTCTCTCCCCTACCTATGACTTGCGAAAATGTAATCCTTTGCTTGCAGCTGGTATTAGTGCAGGTGCTTCGATATTAGGTGCTAAACTTAATAATGATGCAATAGAACGTAACAATCAGCGTCAAGAGGGATTAATAAACAAGCAGAATAGTTATAATAATCCTACTGAACAAGTTGCTCGTATGCGTCAGGCTGGTTTAAATCCTTATATGATGTTAGGACAGATTAATTCTGGTAATCAGCAGTCGATTGCTACAACGCAGGCAGGAAATTATGATACAGCTGTTAATGGTGCTGTTGAGGGTGTTAATCAGGCTTTGACTGCTAAGTTGAATAATAGTACGATAGACTTGAATAATGCTAATTCACAGAATGCTCATGCGGAAGCTGCTTTGAAGCGTGTTGATTTGATTTCGCGTGCTGCTAAGAATGAAGCTGAGATTAATAGTCTTGTTAAGCAAGGTAAGCTTTCAGAACAGCAAGCAGAGCAATTGCGTTTGCAGAATGATTTAACGCAATTGACTTGGGATCAGCAGATTAAAAAGCCTGGTTTAGAAAATGGTGCTTTACTTAGTTCTAATTCTAAGTTAGATCAGGAAACTGTCGCTTTGAAGTTGCAAAATGCTATTACAAAAGCAAATGGAAAGAAGATTTCTGATGCTCAATTGCGTCTTTTGTCTGCGCAGGTTGTTGATTTGTTACAAAGTGCGAAATTAAAGTCTTCACAGAGTGATTATTACAATATAACTAATCCTTTGCAAGGTGCTTTGATTGGTTCTCAAATTGAAGCTAATAAGACTGCGTCTCCTGTTGGTGCAATTGTTGGTTCTGTTCGAGATAGTAAGGCTTTTAATGCTCTTGTTTCTATTTTTAATGGTGATTTTGGTAAATCTGTAGATTTTTTGAAGTCTCTTGTAGGTTTAGGTGATAAGTTTAATTCGAAAA